AGAAGCTGTGGGAACAATATCGGAAGAACAAACTGGCGAGGAGCAACAGGTGGAGAGACCTGATTGGTTGCCTGAGAAGTTTAAGAGTCCCGAAGACATGGCACAGGCTTACAGCGAGCTTGAGAAAAAGATGGGACAAGGCACTAACGAAGAACAACCAGCAGAAAATACAGAAGAGAATGAAGGAGATGTACAGGATGACAAGCCTGACGATAACGAGAACGCTGACTATAATGCTGCTGTTGTCGATGCTTCTAAAGAGTTCTTTGAAAACGATGGTCAGCTATCTGAGGAGACTTACGAGAATCTTGCTAAAGCAGGGCTCCCGAAGGAGTTAGTCGATAGCTATGCAGCTGGTCAACAAGCTTTGTTACGATCTGAAGAAGGAGAAATAAAGAGTGTAGCCAACGGACAGTTTGACGCTATGGCTGAGTGGGCTAACGACAACTTAGAACAGGAGGAGATAAATGCATTTGATGATATTGTTACTACGGGGACTAAAGAACAAGCTAAGTTCGCAGTTAAATCTCTTTATGATAGATATACACAAGCTAATGGTTCCTCACCTAAACTTGTACAAGGAGCTGTTACTGGTGGTTCTACTATGCCTTTTAAGTCAATGCAAGAACTAGCCCGTGCTCAGTCTGATCCTCGATATAAGTCAGGAGATAAAGCTTATCACGAAGAGATTGACAGAAGACTTTCTGTGAGTAGACTATAAGTTAATTCATAAAGATGTGTGTGTGACGGTCTTGGACTTCTGTAATTTTTCCCCTGTGCTTATTGGTTGGCATAGGTTTTTTTAAAGAGATGTTCCAAGGCCGTCCTTCTTTTTAGTTTGCTGACCTTCTAGATCCATCGTTATGTTTAAAAACATGGCAACAGAAATAGGAGAAAACGTACAGGTCAAAGCCAACCTAGCGTTTATGGCGAAAGTTATCGCTATTGTTGGGACGTGTGTTTGGGGGTACAGTGTGGTCTGGAATAAACTAATGGTACTAGACAGCAGTCTTGATAGAGTACAGCACGAAGGTACATTACTAGGAGACTTGTCTGCTCGCATGATGCATATTGAGAAGTTTGCTGAACAATCAAAGGCAGACCTTAATCATTTATTAGAGATGCAAGACGCTCCAATAACATCTGACCATCAACAGTTTGAGAGATTGAAGTACCTAGAGAAAGAGCTAGATAGGCTGCGAGATAAAGTAGAAGGGATTAAATGAGATGGGTGAGTTACTTATGTTGTTCATCACGGGCGGTGGTAGTACGGCTATGGGTGCTATTCTTAAAGGTGTGTTCGGCTATATCTTTGAAAGCAAGCAACAAAAACACGATCTTGAAATGGCGAGAGAGGCTCGTAACAATGATAATTTCCTTGGACTACAAGCTGAAATCAATAAAGGAGGTAATGGCGAATTTGTTTCTTTTACTCGTCGTGTGCTTGCTGTTATCGGGGTGTCTACGCTCTGTGCGTGTATCATCCTCTGCACCCTCTTCCCCACAGCAGAGATCGTCACCATCACAAATGCAGACGGAGAAGGAGTCAACGAGTTCCTTTTTGGACTCATCAGTTGGCAAGCAGCTCAGGAGCCACTCACTATTTCTTCTGGACACATCAGCCTTATGGGATGCACAGTAATACTACCTTGTATCTTAGGCTTTTATTTTGGCCCAAGCGGTCGAAGAGGTTGACAGTCAAGAACTTTTTGTTTTTACTTATAGTAATAATTTTTAGACAACTAGCGACAATTAGTCCCTCGACCTACTGCGGTAGACAATCCTGTGTTGACGAAAGAAGTGAAAGTCACCCAAACATAACTAACAAATAACTACAACATAGGAGATTATATAATATGGCTAATGGCGATACATCCCCCTCACGTGTAGGACAGGTAAACTCGGCTGGTGACGTCGATGCTTTGTTTCTTAAAAAGTTTAGCGGAGAGATTCTGCAAACCTTCGAAGAGTCAAACATCTTTAAACCACTGCATACTGTTCGCACAATCGACAGCGGTAAATCCGCTCAATTCCCAGTAACAGGCGTTGCTTCTGCTGACTACCACACACCCGGTGAAAACATTGCCGACAGTGGTAACAGCTACCTTAGCGACATCAAGAAAGCAGAGAAAGTAATTACCATCGATAAGATGCTTCTTGCTTCTACTTTCTTATCAAACATCGACGACGTAAAGAACCACTACGACATCCGCAGCGTTTACGCTAACGAGTTGGGTAAGGCTCTTGCTGTTCGTTTTGACACTGCTATATCCAAAGTGTTTATCGCTGCTGCTCGTTCGGCTGCTGCTATCACAGGTGGTAAAGTAGGCGGTATCCTTGATGTTTCTGCTAACGCAATGGGAACAGGTGCTGACTCTTCGGACGACGCTGACAACACAGACCCAACAGGTGCTGAACTAGTTGCTGCTCTTTTCACAGCTGCTCAAAAGCTTGACGAGAATGACGTTCCTAGTGACGGTCGTTTCTGCGTGTTGCGTCCACAAGAGTACTACAAGTTAATCACTGGTGGTGCTGGTGCGTTGGCTATCTCTACTTCTGCTGTCAATAAAGACGTCGGAGGTTTAGGAAGCATCGCTTCTGGGTCGATCCCACAAGTTGCTGGTATCACAATCTACAAATCCAACCACATCCCTTCAACCGATTTATCAGCTGATGCTACTGGCGACGGAGCTGCTGCTAATGATGTATTCGGTGTAAGCGGAGTAGGGTACAACGGTAACTTCACTAATACTCTTGGTGTTGTTGCTCACAGTGCTGCTGTTGGAACCGTTAAACTGCTTGATCTCGCTACCGAATCCGAGTATCAGATCGAGCGTCAAGGTACGCTTTTCGTAGCTAAGTACGCAATGGGTCACGGAGTTCTCCGTCCTGAGTGTGCTATCGAGCTTCAGAAGTAACCACTCTCTCTCGGTGCTGGGGAGGTCTGCGATTCGTTCCGCTCCCCTCTACCGAGAACTCTTTCTTTTTTATTTAAAGCTATGGCACTGACTACTAAATTAAACGCTGTTAACACAATGATCTCCGTTATAGGAGAAGCTCCAGTAAATGCACTAGGAGGAACAGCAGTACCAGTAACAGTTGTCCAAGCAGAAGCTGTATTAGACGAGACTAGTAAAGCCATACAGTCTGAAGGTTGGCACTTTAATACAGAGCACGAGTATACACTTACTCCTGATGCCTCCACATCTAAGATTGTATTACCTAGCAACACGCTAAAGATCGATCTTAACCCTGAAATTTATACAGACTCAGACCCTGTGCAGCGTGGACTTACATTGTATGACCGCAAGAATCACACGGATGTCTGGTCTAAGGAGGTTAAAGCCTCCATTACTTTTGAGCTGGTATTTACAGATATGCCTGAGCAGTTCCGACATTACATCACCGTTAAAGCAGCCCGTATCTTTGCTAATCGTTTCTTAGGCAGCAGGGAGATAGAAGGCTTTGCTTTGAGAGATGAGATAGAAGCTAAAGCTAGAGCAGTAGACAGCGACTCAGAGAACGCTGACAGAACTATATTTGATAACTACAGCGTACTGCGTGTGCTTGATAGATAATGCCTCTGTTAGTTAACAGTGTACCTAACCTAGCACAAGGTGTATCACAACAGCCTGACAATTTAAGATACCCCGGTCAGTGTGATGAGCAGATCAATGCTTGGGCTACTGTTGTAGAAGGACTTGTTAAACGACCTAACACACGCTATGTAGGTAAGCTGTTTACCTCTCCTCTCAGTGATGACGCTTATGTGCAATACATAGACAGAGATGAGAACAATAGATACGCAGCTGTTATAGATAGTAACGATGTATCTGTGTTTGATTTAGCGGATGGTACAGAGAAGACAGTAACAATAACAGCAAATGCACAGACTTACTTAGATGGTATAACAAATCCTAGAGAGAATGTTAAAGCGTTAACTGTTGCTGACTATACATTCATAGCTAACAAAGAGCAGACAGTATCGTTAGGTGCTTCGGTTAGTCC